GTCGCCAACTTGTAGTACTTGTCCTACTGAGTTGCCACTATCATATGTTCCGATTGATAATGAAGTAAATGCACTTCCGCCATTTGCTCCAAATATTAAGTCGCCCTCTGATAAACTTCCTAATCCTTTTAATCTTAAAGTATCAGAATTAATTTCTATTGTTGTATTATCTACATTTACAGAAAGAGTATTGCCAGATTTAGCAAGACCTACTCCTGCTATTACTTGACCAGCACCTGAGAACTGTGTAAATGTTAAAGAATCTGAACCAAGTGTTGCAGAGCCTGTGATATTTGTTAATACAAAACCATTATCCCCTGCTGTTCCTTCTTCAACAAAACAGAATAGTCCTCCAGTAACATCGGCTGAACTATTTGCATCATCTGTTCTAGTAAGAACGTAAGGGTTAGATACATCCCCGACTGTAGTAACTTTATAGATACCATTTTCTGTTCCAGTTGATTGATCTTTTACAAGTACTCTATTGTTTAAACTTAACGCAGTACTATCAATATTAACAGCACCATTTGCATCTGCTGTTAAAGTTGCTCCTACACCACCTGTTCCATTATTATAAGTAGCTGATAAATTTCCTGTAGTTGCTACTCTTACTGAATCTTTAATATCAAGTGCTTGTTTTACACTATCAACATATGCTTTTGTTGTTGCATCTGTTGCTTGGGTAGGAGTTCCAATATTAGTAACTCTATTTCCACCCATGTCAACAGTTTGTGAGCCTGCAACTGTAAATCCTCCATCAAAATCTGCTGATTGTGAGAAAGTTGCTGTGCCTGTAACTGTAATTGTATCGGCTCCAGCATTTCCAAGAGTTACTGCTCCATTTAATAAGGTTGTTCCATCAACTGTTAAGTCTGAAGAGAAGGTTGCAGCATTAGTTACATCTAATGTACCTGAAATTGCTGTATTACCTTCGCCACTTGTGACTGTAAATTTGTCTGTGTTTATTGTTAAATTGCCGTCAGTAACAATTGAACCTAATGTTGCTGTTCCAGAAACATCTAGGTCTGCATTTAAGTCTACGTTTTGTGCAATCTCTACTTCTTCACTACCGTTTGTTGTGATAAATTTAACATAAGAAGTTCCGCCTTCATTTATGTCTAAAGCCGATGCTTCATTATCTGGTATTGTTAGAGAAGTTGCCTGACTTGCTAAACTAACTATTCCACCATGTGTAATTACTAATGACGCTGTTGGTGCAATAGTTAAATTACCTGAAGTAGTACTTATTGTATTGTTAGATCCTGTAAGTACTGTATTACCAAGTTTTAATTGGTCAATCTTACTGTTAGCGTCTACTACTATTGCTGAACTTGCTGTAAGCGTACCAGCAGTATGGTCGAGCATTTCGACATATAAGTCACCGCCAATAGTTGTTACTGTACCGTCAGCTGGAGCTCCAACAAATAGTTTTTGTGAATTTGATGAATACGCTAATTCACCAGCACTTAATGAGGTAGGAGCGGCGGTACTACTACTTCTTTTAATTTTAATGGTTTGTGCCATAATTATATCCTATTGAGTTTAAAAACTCCCTGCGTCTACCGTATCTGAGTCCGCTGAATCATTACCTATCATTATAGGGACAAACTCAAAATTTCCAGATGATGTTTCTCGGTAGATCTTTAACTGATTATCGTCAGTATCATAAAATAAATCTCCCTCTGCTAAATTCTGAGTATTAGCAGTTGGAGCTGTTGTTGATACAAAAAATTGATTTGCTAGAAAATTTAATGCTTCTTCTACAGTTTCTGTTCCTACAAGAGTACCTACAGGATTTGTAAAAGTAATAGCTTGTGCGTCTGATACATCTCCACCAATTGCTGATGAAATTGTAAGAACTGTTGTCTGGGCAGTAGCATTTAACGTTGTTGTACTAGGAGTAATAGATATCGTTGTTGCCATTATCGAGTCACATTTTGTGTAACTCTTGCTACACCCTGTATCAATCTAGTAATTGTGTTTGAACTAGAGTTATAAATTTCTGTATCATAGTAATATTTACCTGCTTCAATATTTGCTGTTACTGCATAACCAAGTTTCATTGTAAAAACTCCATTAGCCGAATCACTAATATTGCAAGTAAATGTTGCTGTAAGAGTATTGGAAGAAGGGGTAGGACGAAGTTGTGCTGAAACAGTATGTGAACCTAAATTAATAGCTTCTCCGTCTTCTGATAACGCAATAGACAAGGCAAAGTCTGCACCTTGATCAATAACGATATCATAATTTCCTGCTGCCATATTTTTACTCCTATGCTAAATTATATCAAAAATATGAGGTGCTGTCAAGAACTATTTTTTGAGGGGTAATAGTTTTATGTTGAAATAGACTGTAATAATTAACTTGGTTGTGTTGGCCAAATAATATTATTTATATCTGTAACAGTTGATTGTGCAGTGGGTATGTCTCTTAGTGTTTGTCTATATGTTGCCCATTCTGTCTTTTTAGAAGCACTTAAAGGAGAATCTGACATCTGTGTCCAATCTGATTCAGATAATAGAGTATTTCTTTTTAATCTTAGTATTTCTAATATGTTATCTGTTCTTGCTACAGCTAAGTCTTCGATTATAACAAACTCATTAGAAGGATAAGAACCTTCTATAATACCTTCTCCTGTTTGTAAACCCACTTGATCTATCGGAGTCGAGGTTGTAGTGCTATATAAAATTTCACCTGTAGATATTTTGTAAATTGTAAATGTATTCATTATCGTGTATTATCCATCATTACGTTTAAAGATAGTTGTGTATGATTGTAAGCGCCTGAGAAATAAACTCTCCAGTAAACTGTTGATTGTGATGTACTTAAAGTTGTTATTTGACCTGTGTAAACATAGGTATAACCTCTATAAGTTCCAGCACTCCAAAAGATATTAGTATTACCATTCGCATTAACCCATGTAGAATTATTTAAAGAATATTGCACTCTGCCACCACTTACATCACCAAGAACGCCTGAGAATATTGCCACATAACCTGCATTATTTCTTACATCAGTAATCGTTACTGGAACAAAAGAGGAATTACTTCCTGTAAAAGGTGATGTTCTTTGTACATAAGCCTGACCATCTCTACCTAAATCAAATTTTGTTCCTGCTGTTAAATGACTTATAATTTTTGAGCTAGTGTCTGCAAATTGTTTAACATTCAAAGTATCAACATCAATTTTTTCTGAACGAATAGCAGATATCTGTGCTGCTCCTACCGCATTTGCTGCTATGGTTAATTCAGTAATCTGATTTGCTGCAATAGTAGCTGTAGTAATTTGATTCGCTGCTATCTTAGCCGTGGTAATAGCATTAGCTGCTATTTCTGACTCTCCAACATTACCAGCTGCTATTTTTGCTGATGTGATAGCATTTGCTGCTATTTGTGCATTACTAATTGTTCCTGATAATTTACCTGTACCGACTGCTGTAATATGAACATCGTCTATACTTCCTGAAACTATTTCTGCTGTATCAATCGAATTTGCCGCTATTTTAGCTGCTGTAATAGCATTTGCGGCTATTTGTGCGTTGGTAATTGTTCCTGTAAGTTTACTAGTTGCAACTGATCCAATCATGGCATTGGTAATATTACCATTTGACGATATTTTAGCACCATCAATATCTCCGTCTGCTACACTAATTTTCGCAAAGGTTATACCAGCACTAGCGCTAATTTCTGCATTGGTAATTGTACCTGCTGTTATTTTTGCTGCGGTAATAGCATTTGCTCCAATTTTAGCATTAGTAACAGCACCTGCAGCTATCTCGGCTGTGCCTACATTACCTGCGGCTATCTTAGCACTAGTAATAGCATTGGCTCCAATCTGTGGATTTGTTACTGCTCCTGCTTGTATAACTGCACTATTAATTGTATTACCCGCTATTTCTGAATTTGTAATAGTTCCTGCTACAATTGCTGCCGCTGTGATTGAGTTTGCTCCAATATGTGAGGAGTCAATAGTTCCTGCAATTATCATATTAGAATCAATAGAATTTGCAGATATATGTGAATTATCGATAGCATCAGATACAATCATATTAGTAGTAATACTATTTGCTGATATGTGTGAACTATCTATAGCTCCTGCTACAATTGCTGTTGTTCCTATTGAATTTGCTGATATGTGTGAACTATCGATTGACCCTGCAACCATATTAATTGCAGATACTGAATTTGTTGCTATTTCAGAGCTTCCAATAGCATTTGCTGCTATTGCATCACTTCCTACTGCATTTGTAGCTATTTTTGCTGCTGTAATTGCATCTGTTGCTAACTGACTTGTATCTACTGCTCCTGATATTATAGCTGCAGTATTAATAACATTAGCAGCCAATTTAGTAGCTGAATCTATTGCACCACTAGAAATTATTATACCATTTACAGAGTTTGCAGCTATTTCACTTGACCCTACAGCATTTCCAAGTATAATTGTACCATTTACAGAGTTTGCAGCTATTTCTGCACTACCTATTGAGTTTGCTGAAATTTCAATAGCACTAATTGAATTTGCAGCCATAAGTGCATTTGTAATAGTACCTGAAGCAATTTCTACTGCTGTAATAGAATTTGCTGTAACTGTGAAAGCAGCAACAGCGTTTGCTGTTAATTGTGTAGAAGTAATACTATTTGCTTGAATAGCTACTGTTCCAATTGAATTAGATGCTATTTCACTACTTGTAACAGCATTAGCTGTAATAGCTACTGAGCCTATACTATTTGCGGCTATTTCGTTGAATCCTATAGATCCTGCTACTATTGCTGCTGAGCCTATACTGTTTGCTGATATTTGTGAACTTGTAATAGCATTAGATGAAATAGCTACTGAGCCTATGCTGTTTGCCGCAATTTCAGAGCTACCTATAGATCCTGCTATTATTGCTGCTGAGCCTATGCTGTTTGCTGCAATTTCAGAGCTACCTATAGATCCCGCTACTATTGCTGCTGAACCTATACTGTTTGCCGCTATTTCAGAACTTGTTATCGCATTTCCTGTTATTTGTAGTGATCCAATACTGTTTGCTGCAATACTTGCACTTGTTACTGCATTTCCTGTTATTTGTACTGAAGTAATAGTATTACCTCCAATTTCATCAGAGGTATCAACTTTCATTTTATTGGTAAAACCAGTATATGTAAAAGTACCTGCAGTATTTTTAATTTCTCCAATAATTGTATCTCTAGATAAATCTATTCTTAATTGTTGTCTGTAGATATTTACTCCACTATAATCGTGTGGAATAGCTGATTGTAAAGTCATAGAAGTATCGCTTTCGATATATCCTACTTTAGTCATAAATCTATCTGCACCTGCATCATCTAAAGCTACTATGTCTCCTGCTCTAAAGTCTGATGTAAATGTAGTGCTTGTTCCTGTTACAGTAGGGTCTCCTGCTGTAGTTGTAATTGTACCGTTTGCTGCTGTTAAATCATTATTAGCTTGTCCTAATCTACTGAAGAAAATATAGTTATATTCTGCCCCTGTGCTAGGGTCTGCTGCTGTTGTATCATTTGCTAGTATAATAGGTCTTAATGGATCTTCTCTTGTTGCTCCTCTAGATAAACTACCATCATAGTCAAATAGTAAATAAGCTGTTTCTCCGTTTCCTAAAGCTGAGAAAGATTCTTGAGTAAAATTAGTATTACCGCTATCCACAGTAATAGACTCTACTCCATTTGGTGGAGTAAAAGCATAAGATGAATTTGCAAAAGTTACTAAACCATTTGCTGAATTAATATTTGGGACAGTAGATAATATTCCACCTTTCTGAATACCTCCAGTTAATCCTCCAGCAACTATGCTTGAAGTGAAAGGGCTAGAGT